CTGCACTCAGAGACCGCCTAGCAATCTCAAGCTGTTGATCAGTAACTCATAAGTGGCAACTTTACCGGCTTTCTTTCCCCCACGCACTAGGGCGCTCCGCTTCTCTTTCTCCACAGCACACTCCTCTGTGTCCTTATAGGTCTCAATCTCTGCGGCTGTCTCCATGCGAAGCCTCAGCGCGTTCTCTTTGGCCCAATACTCTGCAGCCTGCTTAGTCAGCCTCCGGTTGGCACGCATCTGATCACGGTGCAACGGGCTTTCACGCTTCAGCTCGTCAAGGTTGATACCCATCTCCTCAGCCCACAAATTGTCAGAATAAAGTGTCATCAGTTTCCGCCTCCTGTTCACTCGCCCACCGCAACCGGCCCTCAATTATCGGCAAGTATTCTTCCGTCAATTCTGCCCCTACAAACTGGAAGCCGTCAAGTAGTGCCGCCTTACCTGTGCTCCCTGAACCGGTGAACGGATCCAACACTGTCCCCCCTGGAGGTGTCACCAGTTTGATGAGGTAACGCATTAGCTGTGTTGGTTTCACCGTGGGATGGAAGTTGCTCACAGGTGTTGCGTTTTCCGCCACAGAAACATCTCTTTTTCCGCCAGTGCCACCAACGCCACCTTTTTTGTAGCGGTTAAACTTGGGCAAGTCCTCTAACCCTTCATTCCGGTCACGCTTAGAAGCCTTAGCCACATAGAAAAACCGTGAAGCCCCACCACTATCACCATACTCACCATTAGCATCACCGGCAGCAATTCCCATCCCTTTTCCATAAACACTGGCATTGAAACCATCAGCCGAACGCACACCAGGCTTACCGCTTTTGCTGACTCCTGATTGTTCATCCAGCAACCCAGCCGTCACCTTATCAAGAATCACATTCGCAGGCCAACGACCCTGAACGTGAGGTGTCTGTCTTTTATCGGTCCAATCAACTCCTGTCCTATCTGTTGCCCCACTGGTCCAAGACGGGTGCGCTGTTTTTGCCTGCGGAATCGGAACATCCCAGCCATCTCCGTCTTTCATGCCGATTCTGCTGCCGTCAATGTTCAACCCACCCACACCCCACTCAAGCACATTCTCCGCCACAGTCCCCACCAACGGTTTCCGCCCCACCACAACAGGCTCAAACGCAGGCTTCAAAGCAGTACCCCACCCATCCCAGGCTTTTGCTTCAGAAGATAGTTCGCGGATTTCACGCTCCTCACACTCGTAACCAGAGCGCTTGTCTATCGCTTTCGACACATCCAAAGACTTAGGAAACCCAGACCCATACAACCAAGCAATCGAATCACGCAACTCAAACCCAGCATCCTCCACAGCCACCGCCAAACGATGCCAAGTCCTCGACCCACCAAACGCCAAAATGTGACCACCAGGCTTCAACACACGCAAACACTCCTGCCACACCGTCACATCGTAAGCAACACCAGAGTTATCCCACTTCTTCCCCATAAACCCAAGCTCATAAGGCGGATCCGTCACGATAGAATCCACGGAATTATCTGGCAGCGTTCTCAACACCTCACGACAGTCCCCCAGAAACACACGAGCCCCAGCAACCTCAACCGCAGGAATCACAACACCCTCATCTCATCAATCGGAATCAAAAACACAGCCTCAATATCATGCTCCCCAGGCCCCCACCGGTCATTCTCCCCACCCTCACCCAGCCACTCAGGTTTCACATCACACACATCAATAAACCTAGTGACCCCATCAGCCCAGCGCACCACAAAGAAAGCCGGTGCAGTCTCGCTATGAGAGATGAGATGCCTGAACTTCCTATCCACATTCATGAACACTGTGGGGTATTGCGTAGAGGTACAGTTACGCTGCTTCACCTCAACCCACGCCACCAGCTCACCAGCACGCTCAGCAAAAAAGTCCACATGATAGAACTGAGGCAGATGATGCAGGGTGCAATTCCATGCCTTCTCTAGGTCAGCTTTGAGGAGCTCCTCACGCGCCATGTTCTCTGGGGTGTTTCGCTCATCAGGGACCTGCTCAGGCTCACTCATGAGAAATACATTGTCTTTTGCTCGACAACCCACATACCGTTATCCATCTCCTCAGTGCTAAACAAGGTAAGCAGCTAATCATTCAAATCAATGCGCCACAAATTGATGTCATCTGAGGCCTTGAAACCCACATGGTTTATCTTGCCCTTTTCCCACACCCCATAAAGACTGAAACCAAGTGCCTTCCAAAAGTGATTACTGTCTAAGTCCACACGACAACGCAGCGTGACTCCCATGCGGTCAAAGGTGTTGCAGAAATCTTTGACAACAGCAATAAGGGCTGAGCCGTAATCGAGCCTTCTAGCATCCTCTCTCACTGCAATCTGTTGCACCTTTGCATAGCTGTAAGCCTTGCGCCCAGGGGTTAGCAACACATAGCCCACCATGTCATCATTCTTCTCACAGATGAAAACGACAAAGTTTCGCTCACCACCAAAAACATACTTATCCCACACAGTTGCCTGAATGAAACCCACCGCATAAGAGTTATCCTTCTGCAGTTTGTCTATAAATGCTTTATCTTTTTCTGTCGCTGTTCTGACAGATAAATCATCTTTGACATAAAGGGTATTGCTGATACCAGTTGCACAATCGAACTTGCCGAGGTTCATTTTTTCCACCTAACCTTACTATCCACCATGAGTACCACTATACACACAAAGTAACAAAATCACTTGCACCCAAACTCCCCATCCCTACACTCCCAATGCTCACCCTGATCATGCAACGCCCTCACCCACGCACGCGCCCCAGGAATATCCGCAGCAGGCTTCACCTCCTGCTTATGAATCACAGTCCTAGGCTTCTCCCACTTAGAAGCGTTCCTACACCAAGTCCTAAACGCCCTCTGCACATCCTTGAACACAGACCCCTTAGCGATATGGAAGTCAATGAAAGCTTCTACCTCTTGAGCAATGAGGAGTGTGGGCCATTTCTGTTCACATTCAGCTCTGAAAGTGTCTGAGGGTTGCCAGTCCTCAGGGACAGCATGAGCTCTTTTGGTCTTTGTTTCAATATCATTATCTGGTTCTAGTTGAGTGGTTATAGTTAGGTTGCCAGCTGTGTCAGTACATACTGACTCCCCTGTCAGTACCCCCCTGACTGCTGTGTCAGTACCCTGGGTCAGTGTGTCAGTACCCCCTGACAGTCGAGGCATCACCCTCCTCAGGGTGTAAACATTGGACTGATAAGACTCACCATTCCTGCGGTGCGCCTTAGTAACAGCTCCAAGCTTGATGAGTTCCTCAATCGCCCTGTCTATTGATCGCCAATGACAGTGAGCTCGCTTAGCGATGGTCTCACGCGAGGGAAAAGCCTGCAGCGTTTCATTGTCTGCATATCGAGCAAGGATTGAGTAAACCCTGATTGCTCTGTCTGACACATTGGCATCTAACACCCACTCTGGGATGATGCTGAATCTGAGGTCAGTGTTGAGATTGTCTTGCATTGATTGTCCTTGTCTACCGGCTTAGCCCTGGTAGTCTTGGACTTAGCCGATGGTCGCTTCATCGGTTTCTGTGAGGGTCAGTCTGTGATGGGCTGGCCCTCACTCTATTCTACCCCCTAGAAGGGTTGGTCCTTCCAGTCACTCAATACCTTAGAGCCATCAGGTAACAGAAAGTACCACTGAAAACTCATCCGGTCAAAGACAGGGTGTTCCAGCTTCTCCCACACAGGTAGTTTGTGCGCCCACCCACGCGCTGTAGCAGCAAGCTCAGCGTTAGACTCCATGTCCCCATTCCACCTGGCACACACCATCATCAAGTTATCTGGGGTGTCCAATAGTTTAGATCCACCCATGCCCCTGTTTATCCTGTGGTGAGGCACTAGGTCATCCTCCACACCACAATGCCAGCAGTGCTGATCACGCGCCTGCACCAGCTTCAGGACCTTCTTAGGGACAGCCATAAAGACACTTTATACTTAGAGAGGGCCTGGATGGTTTCGACTAGCTGGGAAACCGCGCAAGCGACTCAGATAGGACAGGGGTTCGAGTCCCCTCAGGTCCACGATTATGACTTATGTGACATATATAAGCCCTTATATAGTCCCACAAACTTGAATGGCCCTCCTATCCCATAGGAAGGGAGGACCGCGCTTCACCAGCGGTGCACTTTAGTGCCTAGCGAGCTACCTGCGCCACTACTAGTTTACTTCTGCTCAGGCTCGAAGTCCTCAAGCCATTCCAGGAACTCCTCAGGGGTCATCACCGCTGTCATAGTTTCATCTCAGCCTGGAGAATCTTGGCAGCAGTAGCAAGCGCCATCAGCTCACTCTCAATGCTGCGCATCTTGGTCCTAATCCTGTTCACCTTAGCCTTAGCAATGTCACGCTCAAACCTCGCGTCAGCGCACGCAAGCTTAGCTGTAGCCTGCCTCTCAGCCACAGACCCTGTAGCGCTCAGAAACTCCTGAGCCTCACACCTATCCAAAGCGCTTTCAGACTCAGCCAAATCAGTCTCAGCCTCATACAGGGCCTCAACCCCCTTACGATTAGTCTGAGTAAGCTCTACTAGATCCTTCGCAATCTGTGATGGAATCACAAACACTCACCAACCTTCTGCACAACTCATCTTTCCAAAACTCACTTAGTAGCAGATCGTTTGCCCTTTGTGCCTCCAGGTACGCTTGGCTCAGCTCGCTCACTGAGGCCAGCAGGGGTGAGTGCGGTTGCATGAGCTTTCAGTTTCTCCAGAATCTCTGGTGCTGCACCCTGTTTGGATGCTTCCGCCCATAGTACTCTCAACTGGTCAACATTCTGTAGCTTCTCAGCTTCAGCGAGCCAGTCAATCTGTTTGGCTTTATCCTCGAAGCGTGCAACCTTCTCCATCTCCTCACGAGTAGTGCGCTTATTGCCACTGTAACCAGCGTTAGCGAGAGCTCTACCAATCGCTGAGGTCTCACAGTTCTCCAAAGCAGAGGACTGATTAGCCATCCCTGTGCCATCAATCTCGAAAGCGTAACCTGTGGCCTTAGGGCAGCCACGCTCCACATCCTCACCACTCAGAAACACTATGGCTTTGATGACCCAGATTTTCTCCTGCCGATACTCAGGCACAGTCTCATTCTCAGTCAGGATCCTGCCATCAGGGTTGTCAGTGTAGAACCGCTTGAGCCTTTCCTCCACCGTCTCATAATCAGCAAGATTGAACCTAGCCATTCCTCCACCCCTTCACAGGTATCTGCACCTCAGACCGCACCCATTTGGCAACAGTCCTCACATCAACATCAAACATACGCGCAACCTCTGACCTAGACACACCCAGGTTCTCCAGTTTGATAGCACGCACCTGACAGCGAGCAAGCAACTCCATCGTCTCAATCGTTGAGAACTTGTACTGGTCAGACAGTTCCCTCACCTCAGCAGCTACCAAAGACCTGAGCTCATCCTGCTCCAACTCCTCCGATAACTCCCTCACCAGGTCAGGGGTAATCTCATGCAACTCCACCATCTTTCCACCTCTCTTCTTTCACATAGTCAGTAATGATCTGCCCAGCGAGCACAGACACAGACACCTGCTTAGCCTTAGCCAAAGCAGCCAAACGCTGATACAGCTCATCAGGCAACTGCACTGTAACGAAAACCGATACACCCTCCATCAGCGTCTGCCCTTCTTCTGAGCCAAAATCTTAGACTCCAGCTTGTAGTAATCCCTCCAAAGGTCAGGCTTAGGAGTGGCACGCAAATCCGCCACATACTTATCAGCGACCCTCAACACATTCACATCTTTCCTATCCAAGATAGATCCTTTCCCAAAGCCTCTCAGCGGTTGCCTTGAGGTCATCAATCATTTGCTCATCACGATAAACCCAAACTGTCTCAGGCTCAAACCATGCAGGAGCAAACACACCATCTACTTCCATGCGCAACATCCACACAAACAGGCACTTCTCGGCCCCAGTGACATGAAGCTGCCACTGCATCTGCCTCCTGTATTGCAGGGGAATACTTTTCCAGTCCTGGCCTGTGGTCTTTATCTCAGCAATCGCACTGTGATCAAGAGACAACCCATCAGGGGTAGCCAAATGCCAAGGCGTTTCAGCATTAGCCAGCAACCAATCATTAGGCAGGATCCCATGCTTCTCATGCACAAACTTTGCCAGCACAGGTTCCATGTCCCTACCAAAAGCCATGTAAGGGTTATCCTGCTCCACAAACTCCTCATGCCAATCCCTGACAGACTGTTCAAACCCTGCAGGGGTAGAAGCCTTAGCAACCTGTGTAGCAGTCACACCC